CAAAGATGATGATAGCGGCTAAGCGTGGAGGGTTTAAGACTTTAATGCTTGGTGCCACTAGTTGTACCAACCCTGTCGAGATGAGAGCTATGGGATATGTGCTTGATTTTCATAATGATCGGGGATGGTGGAATTGGTGCCTTAAGAACGGGTGTAAACGCGGAACCTTTGGCGGGCTAAAATTCATGGGAACGAAAGCGGCCTTAAAAAGGATTCACGATCACATCTACAAGCAGGGACGGGGTAGCAGGATTCGGGTTAGAGACCTGCCCCCCGGCTCGTTCCCTGACTCTATAATATCAGCCGATGGATATGATATCGAAAGCCGGGCGGCTATAGAGCTGGCGTATTCTGATTTAAAGGCTGACCTTTTATCTTTGGATGAGAAGCGTGAGGATGACGAATTGGACAGCCCTTTGATCTTGCAGCTTCGTGCAAGGCAGGAGGTGGAGCTTTTAAAGGTCCCATTATTTGAGTCCTTGGCCCGGGATGCATTGGAGGAGGGTAATGCTGTTGCGATTTTTGTGAATTTCCGTGACACGATGGAGGCCCTGCTTCGGCGTTTGGCGGGTGAGCATGAGATTAGTTTAATCCATGGTGGTCAGGATGATTATGAAAGATCTTTAGAAATCCGGAAGTTTCAGGAAGGCAAGACCCGTATCTGTCTGTGCATGACACAAGCAGGTGGCACCGGGATTAGCCTGCATGATGAAACCGGTGAATATCCTCGTGTATCTTTAATAAGCCCGAGCTTTAGCGCGGTTGATTTAAGACAGGTTCTCGGTCGCATCCATCGCGCCGGATCAAAGAGTCACGCGGTTCAGAAAATAGTCTTCGCTAATGACACTGTAGAGATGCGTGTGTGCAAAGCGGTTAGACAGAAGCTTAACAATTTAGATCTCATTAATGATGATGAGATGAACCCGATTCTATGACATATTTTGGGGCCATAGCTCAGTTGGAAGAGCGCCTGATTTGCATTCAGGAGGTCGTCGGTTCGATCCCGTCTGGCTCCACCATTTTATTCGCTCCCATAGCTCAGTTGGTAGAGCACTTCCATGGTAAGGAAGGGGTCATCAGTTCGAATCTGATTGGGAGCTCCATTTAATATGAAAACAAAAATAATAGCTATAATCCTCCGACCCTTGACCTTGGTCCGTCGGCTAATGAAAAAAACTTCTGACCGGAAAGCTTGTAAAAAAGCGCCTTCCGAGGAAACTTTACACATGAGACCTTTTTTGTAATTGATTTTTGTTATACATTAGTATAACAATTTACTACGAACCACACACCACCTAAAACTAAATAAATATGAGATTCAATCCAGATTACGAACCCGACCCTGATTTAAGCAGGGAGAAGTTTCAAACACTAGAAACCTTGGACGATTTGCCAGGGGATGCGGCAGAGCAGCTCGAAGAGATTCGTGAAAGAGTTGTGGAAATGTTGAAGCATGAAGAGGACACAAAGGACCGAGACTCTTTGGTTACTTACTTTGCATTTCAGGAATTTCAGATTCATGCCCTTCAGGCAGAGATCGCGAATGTTCACAAAATGTTAATCCTGTTAGCGAGGGCGATCGACAATGGAGAGTAAAGACCTGCCTATTATTAAAATAATAGAGTTTCGGGATGTGATGTATTCCGAGATGGATCTGGAGATGGGTGATAACACTCATAGCATGCTTGCTGATTGGGGCAGGGATATCGCAACGGATGCTGATTTTATAAATATCGCAATTCGTGAAGGTTTAGAAAATTACGTAAAAAACTTAGAGGAGGGTAAAAAAGATGGTGCGGATGCCGAGAGAGTTGATGAAGATTAGTATCGTGCAGTACGGTAACGAGGTCAGTGCTTCGATACCGGAAGACTCCAGCCTTGACCGTATAATGATTGCGCTGAAGGGCTTGGTCGTCGCGGCGGGTTTTCACCCGGTCAATGCGGATCAGCACATGCTGCCTGATGATTGGGGTATCAGTGAAGCGTTTAGTAAAACTGCTGAGAAACCTACAACCTCTGAATTTGACAATTTCGATGAGTAGCCCGGAAGAACATCACGAGCTTGGGCCGAGCACATTAAAGTATGTGGAAATTTGCCCAAGCTATCGATCGAGCAATGAGACTAATATTTTTGCTGAGGAAGGCACCATGCTTCACTCGGCGGCTGAGACAGGCAACCTGGACGGCTTAAATGAAGAACAGCTTCGTCTGGTCATCTCATGTTTGGATTATATTAAACCTTTGGAGGATTTAGCAGATGATATCCATAAAGAATTACGAGTCAGTATTCGCCATGGGAATTAGTACCATCGAGGGCATCATCCGGCAAAACACTGAAAACAAGCTGACGCTTTTAGATTTCAGAGAGCCGGTAGAAGGAACATCAATCGTGATAATTGATGATATGGTTCATGTGGAAACACCGAATGGGAACATTCCGATCTACATGTTTAAAATGAATAAAAATTTACAGAATATTTTGAATGAGTACTACGATATTTGGAACAGTTGACAGGGTTATTATCAAGGGAGATCATGTTGATCTCGTGGATTTTAAATTCGGCATTGGAGAGATTGATGATGCTGACATGAACATACAGGGCCAGGCGTACCTCTTGGGAGTTATGGATAAATTCCCTGAGCTACAGACGGCCACGGTTCACTTTCTAATACCTCGACGAGATGAGGTATTAACTCATGATTATACCCGTGCGGACATGGAAGATATCCGGTTGCGTATAAACATGATAGTAGAAAAAGCAGAGCTTGAGACAGCTGAAGCGATACCTAACACTGAGGGGTGTAGGTACTGTAAGCACAAGCTTTCCTGCCCTGCCCTCTCTGACAAAATGCTTCCGCTCGCCAAGAAGTACAGCGCTAGCGTTGAAGACTTCGAGATGAGTCTGTGGGGTAATTACAGTCCCGAAAAAGTGGATGATCCTATGGTATTATCCAAGATGTTAAATGTCGCACAGGTCGTAGATAAGTGGCAGGCAGCGGCTAAAAAGCAGGCATTAAAGCTTGCGGTTGAGGAAGGTGCCGAGATTCCTGGCTACGATCTTCATTACAGAAACGCCAGCATGGGGATTGAGGATGCACAGGAAGCGTTTGATGCAGTGTCTCATATCATGAGCCCAGATGATTTTATGGGTGCGTGTAAAGTTAGCGTTTCAGCGCTTGCAAAAAAGTATGCTGAGAAACTTGAGCGTGGGGAGAAGAAAAATGCTCGGGCTGTTATTGAGCTGAGCTTGGAGGAGGCTGAGGTGTTACCTCCCGAAGAGGAGCGCGACCGCAGCCCTTATTTACGGAAATCCCGAAATCTTTAATTTGTCCAGAGTGTATAACACTATTAGACAAATGATTAACAACAATACAAAATACAAAATAGGAAAATAGAAATGGCAAAGACAGCATTAAGTGAAAAAGTAAGTGAAAAGACCGCGGAAGCCGAGGCTTCTGGCGATATCATTGAGGGATCACCCACCGGTGCCTTGGCGGGACCGACCGGCGCGGGTATTACAGGTGATCTGGACGCATCCGATATCTCGTTTCCGAGATTACAGATCGTTCAAGGAATGGGTAACCTTTCCGAAAACTATAAAAAGGGAGAGATCGTTTTAGATGGCGAGTCTCTAATATCTGACGGCCCAACTCCTGTGGAGTTTACGGTTTGCCGCATAGGGAAACAGTTTGAGGAAAATGTGGACTGGGACTCCGGTGAGATTCCTCGCATTGTGGCTAAATCAGAAGCCGTAGAAATCGGCGGAAGCTTTGAGTGGGGCCCTAATGGCGAGAAGCCTAATTGGCTGCCTATAGCGGATGCCTTGATTTGCATCAAAGGGGAAGACCCTGATGTGTTTCCTTTTGAGTACGACGGGAACAATTACGCATTCGCCTTATGGAGAATTAAAGGAACTGCTTATAAGCGTGCAGCGGTACCGATTTTTACAGCCGCTCGGATGTATTATCGTGACGGGATCAATACCGGAAGTTTTCTTTTAAATACAGAGAAGGCAACCTTCGGGGGAAAATCTGTTCATGTTCCTAAGATTCGAAGAGGATCAAAAAACGATCCTAAGTTCATCGAATGGCTAAAGGATTTCTGCTGATCATATTAGATTAGTTCATGTGGTGTGAGAGCGGGTATCGAGTTTTGTTTTTTCTCCTCGGTGCCCGCTCAGACCGCCGCATAAATTTTACAACCACACACCACAAATATTAATGAATAAAGTATTGGCACTAGATTTTGAGACCTACTATTCGAAAGATTATTCGATAGCAGGCAGCAGTACATATCAGTATGTACACCATCCGGAGTTCGACGCATATCTTGTCTCCTTATGGAGCCCCGATTTGGCGTATGTAGGAAGAACGGAGGATTTTAAAGATTGGAAGAAGTTAGATGGGTGCACCTTCATTGCACATAACGCCTCCTTCGATCAGAGATGTTTTGAGCGATGCCAGGAGCTTGGGATTATTCCCGACATAAAAGTTAAATGGATATGCACGGCTGACATGTGCGTCTATTTTCAGTTCCAGAGAAATTTAAAAGGTTCAGCTAAAGAGATTCTCGGGGTTGAGATGGACAAAGGAGTCCGGACAAACATGAAGGGAAAAACCTGGGCTGACATGATCGCCATGGACGAAAGTAAAGCGGTCCTTCAGTACGCCCTCGATGACTCTAAGTATACATATCAGATATGGGAAAAGTACTTCGACCAATGGCCGGAGCATGAGCGTAGACTTTCCGAGATGACTCGGGCCATGGCGTATCGTGGCTTGCCCATCGATCAAAGGGCTTTGGCGGACGGTATAGATAAATTAGAAAAACACCTGTTCGAGGCAAAGAAAGCATTGCCGTGGTACGGTGAGGTGGATCCAGACACAAAAAAGGAGTATGTCGTTTACTCTAAAAAAGCGATGGCGTTGGAGTGTAGAAAAGCGGGAGTAGAACCGCCTAAAAGTCTCGCGAAGGACTCCCCTGCTCTAGCGGAATGGATTAAGGAGCATGGTGATAAGCTTACCTTTGTGGCTGCGATGCAGAATCATAATCGTATTAACATGCATCTTCAGAGGTTACGTTCGATTAAGGACAGGCTGACCACAGAGGACCGCATGTCGTATAACCTTAAATATTTTGGCGCAGATGCTACGGGCAGATGGAGTGGAGATGCAGGGTTCAATGTTCAGAATATGCCCCGGGACACTAAGTACGGTGTTAATATTCGAAACATGGTGTCCGCGGGTGAAGGTAAAACCTTAATAATTTCTGACCTTTCGCAGATCGAGCCTCGACTAACGGCTTTCGTCGCAGGAGATTTCGACTTTCTTGATCTGATTCGGAAAGGTATGAGTCCGTATGAAGCACACGCTCGGCAGACCATGGGCTGGACAGGAGGTAAATTAAAGGATGAAGATCCCGAGCTCTACCTTCTCGCTAAAGTCCGTGTTCTTCAGTTGGGCTATGGCAGCGGTTGGTTTAAGTTTGCGGAGACGGTAAAGCTGTATGGTCAGCAGCAGATATTAGATAATGATTTCAGCCGCGAAGATGAGATAAGATTTCAGAAATTCGCGAATAGTTATCAGCCCGCAAAAGGTGCGATGTACCCTAACCTTTCGACCGAAGACCGTCGGCAATGGGTCAATGCCTTCATCCAAGTCCAGGATTTCCGCGATAAAAACCAAAGGATCGTGAGCCAATGGAAAGATCTGGATCGCCAACTAAAGTCGGCGGCCGGAGAGGGTGCAGATTTCATGGTACCGATCGAGTCTGGCAGAGAGTTAAAATATTACCGCTGCCGGCATGAGCCGGACGGTGTAACATGCGCAACTCAGAAAGGATCTATACGCAGGGTAAAAATGTACGGGGCCAACCTATTTCAAAATAAGGTTCAGGCATTGGCTCGTGATGCGTTTGGGAGAATACTTACAAACCTAGACCACGCAGGATTCGATGTGGTTTTGCATGTTCACGATGAGGTTGTTGTAGAAGTCGATGAGGCTTATGCGGAAGAATCAAAATCGGCGATACAGAAAATAATGAGCCAGCCGCCCGAGTGGATGGACAGGGTTCCATTAGCATCAGAAGCGATAATATCAAAGGAGTATACGAAATGATTATAGGATTAACGGGAAGAAAAGGGTGTGGAAAATCATCAGTCGCTAATATTTTTAGAGATCGTCTGGGTTACGAAATCTTAAGTTTCGCTTCCCCGATCAAGGACATGCTTAGGGTTCTTGGTCTGGGGGATGCGGAACTAAATGACCCTACGATTAAAGAAATCCCTCTCGACGAGTATGGAAAAAGCCCACGGGAACTGATGCAGATTTTGGGCACTGAATTCGGGCGTGAGCTCGTCTCGCAGAATATATGGGTCAGGGCTTTAGAGAAGCGTATAGATGATGGTAAAAACTATGTAATCGATGATGTGCGATTTCCGAATGAGGCGGCAATGATTCACGCAAGAGGTGGAAAGGTTGTTCGCGTGTATCGTCCGGCACAGGAAGAAGAAGCGGCAAAAGACAAACATGTGTCCGAGTCAGGTTTAGATTCTGAGCAGATCGATTGCGAGCTACGAAATTCATCATGTTATGTAACAGATTTAGAGCACACAGCTATTAAAACATTAGAAGATTTAATTTATTATGGAACTATTTACGATACCCAACCTGTCAGCTAGTCAGGTTAGCCGCACCAAACCGTGGGAGCTTTCTTATGAGCTTCCGGAATTTCGCAGCTCGAACGAGTATAAGCAGTGGGCCGCCAGACCGAGCACAAGATATGGTGCTCACAGCACAGCCGAAGGGGTTGACCCTAATCAACGGGTTAGCTCACAGAACCCTGTAAGATTTCTGCATGGCGTGTGCGTAGATTGGGACGCCACTTTTAACGATGAAGAATTCGAAGATATTGTCCGGCGTTTAATCGACCATGAATATCCTGTTAATTATATCAGCCGAAGTTTTAGCGGGGGCATTCACGCGGTGTGGTTTTTTGAAAGCCCTATTTTTATGCACGGGCCTAAAAGTAATGCTCGGTTCTTAAAGAGGCTATCGAAAGAAATGAAGCTGGATGGTCGCGATGCGGTCGCTCGCGGGTTTGACATGGGTAACTTCGAGAAGCAGCATTATCTTTTGCACGGTGACGATTGGCGTCCTGTTGTCCCCAAAGCAAGGATTTCAGAAAGTTTGCTGCAATATTGGCAGTACGAGGAGTCGAAGAGTTCTGATTTTATAAGTCAAGGTCCGACCATTCCGCTGGATGTTGTATTTGAAGAGGTTAAAAAAGTGTGGCCGAATCATGAATGGCCCGGTGAATTTGTGGAAGGAAGTAGGGGTCCCACTTACTGGGATCCAGGTGGGCAGCATAAGACAGTAAACTCCGCGATCGTTCGTGAAGCAGGAATGCAAGTGTTTAACATGCCTAAAGGGTTCTATACTTGGGCCGAGATATTATCTCCCGGTTTTGTCAGGCAGTATGAAGTCGGTAGAATTGGCGAAGCGATTAAAAACTACTGGACCGACGGGAAGAATTATTTCATTCAGGATGAGACCGGTGGGTTTTTAGTGAACAATAAGGATGATACACTGCTCGACCTCCAATGTCGGCATGATTTAACCTCCCGGCCGGGTCGAAGCGAAAATGTAAGCGAGGCTCGTAGAGCGCTGCATATGATCAACACGAGCAAACGGGTGGAAGCAGGAGTCCCTTTCTGTTTTACGAAAAGCCGAATTGTTAAACATGAGAATAACACTTATTTTAACACTGCGCGGGTTAGACCCCTTTCTCCGGCTGATTCATCAGGTGAATGGGGGGAGGGCTTTCCCACCATCGCTGCATGGATGACTCACATGCTGGGAGAGGAGCAACTGAAACACGAACTTACTTGGCTCGCATATGCGTATTCAAATGCATACGCCGGTCAACCCAAGCGTGGGCATGCACATTTTCTAGTGGGTCCTCCTAATTGCGGGAAAACACTGTATAACAGTGTAATACTAGGAGGGTTATTTGGGGGTGGAATTAAGGCGTCTGATTACTTAACAGGTAAAGATGATTGGACTGATCATTTGTTTGAGTTCGGTGCTTGGTTAGTTGACGATGAGGCACCAACCGCTAGCACATCCATGCACACCGCGTTCACTGCTAGACTCAAGGAGCACATAGCGAATGACACCTTTCTGATAAAAGGGAAGTTTCTTAAAGCGGGTCGGGCTTACTGGCGCGGGAGGATAAGCATTACGCTTAATGATGACCCGGTTTCCATGAGGCTGCTCCCTGATCTGGACATGAGCATAAAAGATAAACTCATGCTGTTTAAATGTAACGACGGGTTTAATTTTAAATGGGAGACGAAAGGTATTGTTCAAAAAGAGCTCCCGACCTTCGCCCGCTGGCTTTTGGCTTACGACATTCCTGAGGCGATGAGGGAGGTTCGGTTTGGCGTTAAAGCCTACGTAAACCCTGACTTAGAATCTCAGGCAAAAGCAGACAGCAGGTATTCCCACATTATCGAGCTCCTTTCTATGTTCCGCCGCACTCTAAAGGATGATAGTTGGGAGGGTACTTGTTCGGAACTCATGGTGGTTTTATCCGCAAATGAGCTTAACCGCGTACTTCTAAAAGAGCTCAGCCCTAAGAAACTTGGGTGGGGTATGAGCCACATGCAGTCTAAAGGTTTTCCGTGGGTTCTGCGAAGCAAGAAGAAACAGTATGGTTGGGTAATTTTAGGTGAGAAATGAAAAGCAATAAATCGCTAGGTACTTTGTGGGAGTATCAATTTTTTACTAAAGCCCTTGATTTAGGCCTGGGTCTTTATATCCCGGCGGGTGATAACCTGCCTGTGGATTGCGTGCTCAGCTCTAATGGAAACCTAAAAAGGGTCCAAATTAAAGGAACGACTAAAAATCACGAGGACGGTCAAGGTTTTGGACGGTACAAGATAATCGCAGGTACGGGTCAAAGCTCTAAAAAGCCTCTGGATTGCCGCGAGGTTGACATTTTAGCTGTTTATTTAAAAGCCGCAGACACCTGGTACATTGTACCGTGCAATGCGCTCGACGGAAAGGTTTCTCTATGGTTTTACCCGGATAACCCGGATTCCAAAGCGAAGTACGAAAAGTACAAAGAGGCTTGGGACCTTATTTAATTCGAAAAGAATTTAGCCCGGCGTAACCGAACGCGAACAGATTCCTCGGTTACGCCAATCGCGTCAGCGATATCCTTTGGGTGTGTACCGCCCATAAACCGTGCAAAAATTAGATCATTCCAGCGCTTCATGCGTTTACTCATACGCGCCTGATCTGCGCGAAATAGATAACCTTTTTTAGGTTTGTTTTCTGATGCCGGTTTCTCCACAGAAAAAGCCGCACGGACTTCTTCTTTGGTGAGACCCAGTTTATCAAGAACTTTCGAGGTCTTGCTTTTCGACATATGTAATAGCATGGAGTTCTGATGTGCTTTGCTTCGGTGGGAAGTTAACCGCACCCTCAGACCAAATTTCGGTCTTTTCGCTATCGAATTCGAAATGTACCTTAATCAAAATGTCTGAGACATTTTCATTTTCTAAAGCACATAATCTAATCTGTGGAATTAGATCTTCCGCTATTTGTCTCGCCTGGATTCCTACGGAATCAAGCACGTCGTTTTCCTGCATTTTTTGTTTTTCCAACCAATCTTTCATATCCCTAATATAAATTAAGCAGTTGCAATTCAGTCACAATTCTGCGTTACACTATGTATAACAAAATGACACGGTTGAGTCAAATCGTTGATAATCAAGGATATGCCCGAGGAGGGGGTCGAACCCTCACATCCATGGGATACCAGATCCTAAATTTTTTCGAGGCACCTCACCGGTAATGAAAACCCGCATGATTACTGGACAGAATGAAAAAACAGAATATATATAATGGTATGCCACACACCATAAGCAGTCACAATTCAGTCGCGCGTTCCCGGTCGGGTACGCGGATTTTCCGGAGGACGGAAAAAGGGAGCTGGACATATAAAAGTCAATTCGGAGGGGTTCAAAATTATTGGCCTCTCGGAACCGAAAAGAAAAAAGCATTAGCGCTAGCCGATCAAATTCGAGCTCATCTAATTCTTAATCCTTATACTGAAGTCCTGGAGATGTATAATAAGAAAAAGTTCGCTATGTCTAAAGATCCGACCCCTACCATTTCTCAGGTAGTTAAGATTTTAAAGGACAATCGGATTTCTTCAGGGCTGAGCCAAAGCTCAGTTCAGAATTATACAGACGGGTTGAAGCGGTTTGCTCGGGTGGTAACCGGAGAGCAGGATGTCGATGACTTCGATCTAGGGCGTATTAACGACCGTATGTTCCGTGATTTTAAGTTAAAAAGCCTCCACGGTATAACTGATCAGGCTTTAGTCGCTTCTAAAAAGAGGACTCTAAACTCCATTATGAGAGCGATGAAGGCTGTTTTCACTCGAATTTCGATATACGAAGGCTATAATTTGGAGTTCGTGGATTCAGTTAAAAGGCAGGAATTCTTTCGCGGTTTAAAGAAACAGTACCGGCTTCCGCCCATTGACCTTATACAAAAGACCTTCGACCTTTGGCCAAAGACCGATGGTGATACGCATACGCTCATCGGCCTGGCTCTATATTTCGGTCTCCGTCGCAATGAGATTTATCATGCTAGAGCGGATTGGTTTGATCTTGGGTCTGGTGATTCACGTGCACGAGTTAATATAGTAGCCGAAAATTCCTTTAAGCCAAAAGGTGGCCATGAGGGTTTTACCATGGGGTCCTGCTCGATAGCTAAAGCTATAATTAATAAAGCGTCGGGCGATGATTATTTAATGCTTAATCGTATGGACAAAGGTAACACTGCATTTAAAAAATGCTTAGATCAGCTTCGTGCGATCGGATGGGAGCGTGCGAATCCGTTGCATGAATTAAGAAAACTGTTCGGCAGCTATATCGCGAGTACCGAAGGGATCTACATCTCCCAAAAATTCTTAAGACATGCTGATGCAAGTACGACTAACGACAGCTATGCTGACGCAATTATCGACGAAAATATTAAGAGTCTGTGGACTCTTCAGGCTGCGTAGCCAGAGAATCTTTAAGCATAGAGACAAAACCGTTTTTGGCTACATTTAGCTGGTCTAGCTCTAGCTGAGCTTTTCTGGACTTGTGGCCAAGATCGGTGATGTGCTCGATGATCACTTTCTGCTCATCGGTCATGTCTTCGTAAACATGCTCAACGTCATCAATTAATATAGTAGTTTTATTTTCCTGCTCTTTTTCGTTATCCATACCTCGTATATTAAAGTATACGAAAGTAAAACTCTACCGGTTGCTTAAAAGCTTTTTCCGTACAGGTGCCCTACAGACATTTCGCGTAAGGCCCACGGAAAGTTTTTGTGTGTAGCTATAAGCATTTGAATTTTAAACCGACGTCCTCGGATGTTGGTAAAGACTTTCATGTGCTCTTTTAGCATGCCTTTATACTGCCCCGAAATTTTCCCGGATTCATTTTTTACATAAAGCCACAGGTGGCCGCATGAGTTTTTATGAAACGCGAGGTCTACACGGTGAACCTGTTTTTCGTTGTGCTCATCGCCTAAGTGCATCCAGTGAGTTTCTGTAATCGCCAGGTAAGATTCAGCAAAGTAAAGTGGGTCCGCTATAACGGTATCTGCGGTGCTTTCCTCCTCAAACGGGGCGGGTCGATAAAGTCCCCGGTAGTGAAATCCCTGGCCTGATTCTGACGCAATGACTCCTTCAGTTATAGGTGTTTCTAGATCAGTAAAAGGGTCTATAAATTCAGGAAATGATGCGTCGTTTAAATCAAGAAGATCGGTTTTCTTTACTTTCCGGTCGGTTGTTACGCAATAAATCTCAGAGGAGTTTTCCCGATTGGCAACCGCAGTTATATCCTCGTTCGCAATCGGGCCGGCTAAGGATTTTGTACGCTCATTAAAAGCGTAAGCTCCAAACCCCGCTGGAGTCGTGAGTCCCATCGGGTTTAAGCTAAGATGCCTTTAGCGTTAATATTGTCGGCAGGCGCGCTGCTTCCGCCAGCGTTTCTGGCGATTACGGTATACGAATAAGTGGAGCCCGCGGTCACGGTTGTGTCTTCATAAGTTAAGACCGTTCCGGTTACATCCGCAATTTTATTAGATGCACCTGTAGTTGAATCGTCAACGGTCTGCTCGTCCGTATCACCCACAGTCCGGTAGATGTCGTAATTAGTTGGCGTCCCTCCGGTTGCGGTGTCCGAGGCGGTCCATGTTAAAGTAATCGATGCCATAATCAGTATTTTGGTTTTAAATTAGAGTTTTATCAATCGGTTGATTTTTTAGAAATTTCTGGATGTACCGTTTTTACAGTCTACCTCAACTCCATTAACTGAAGCGAATGGCACGGTATATCTTGCCTGAAAATCTGTATCTACGGCTAAGGCGGCGTCGCTCACACCGTTGCCCACATGTAAAATGTACCAGGTGTTAATGCCGCTGTTTAATATGTAAGTCCCGAAAGGGTTGTTTGGGTCTAAAGCATTGTTAAAATTGTTTGCTTTAGGGTACACAGGTGCGATTGAGTAGTTTCCATTATTGTTTCCGGCATTGGCCCACCGGCCTTCGACAACACAGTACTGAGAATTGGTTGGGTCGTAAACGAGCCAGTAAGTCGATGCAGCAGTAGCCCCTTGAACTGTAAAACTCCATGAATGTTGTGCGCCATTCGTGTTAAGCCAAGTCCATTGTCCGAAGCTTTGACCCAGGTCATTAAGATCCCGAGTTCCTTCATAAGAAAAGTTTGACCACACATTATAAAGATCAGTGGCCGCATTCACTTGGTAGCCTTTTGCAGTTGTTGCCGCTATGTTGTGATTCGGATACCATTCCGTCATGTATGGATTGGTCCCGGTCCCGTCACCCGTTGCCCGTAGTCCGGTGGCGGGGTTTATAGTCCCTTGAAAAGTTGATGGGCAGGCGTTTCTAAAGCCAACTCCACAGGTTGAAGTGCTTAGCGACGGAACATTATTAACAACTCTTGATATAAAACCTAAAAGGTTTCCACTTTGTGCAAAAGCCTCCGCTTGATCCCACTCATAAGAAGCAGTTAAACCCGATGGTCCGGAGCCAGGTGCAAGACTCTGTAAGGAGGTGCTTAAATTAGTGGGCCCCGCGGCAGGTGCTAGCATAAGAGCAGATAAATCAGTTGGCCCAGCTAGAGGCCCTGATTCTAAAGCTTGAAGGTTTACAGGACCTGAAACAGGTAGTGATACAGGGGGAGCCGCCACTAAATCAGTTGGCGCGGCCGGTGCATTGGTAGGTAAAGCTACAAAGTCTGTAGGAGAACTGGGGGCCTGCACAAGCGACTGAAGAGTACCGGGTTGAGCTGGGTTTTGAGGTAAAGCTGCTAAAGTTAAAGGCTCCGACGGTGCTACTATAGAAGCTTGTAAAGTTCCTGGGACGCTCGGGGCGGCCGGTAAAGCTTCGAGCATAGTAGGTCTGTTAGGGCTTAGTGAACCTGCGTAGTCGAGGGACGCCAAAGATCTTATAAAAACCCAGTAATAACCAGATTGAGGGTCGTAAAATGAGAAAGAGTCCGACAGGTCTTTAGGGTGTGCTTTTTCCCATATACCTTTAGACTTCCAGTTTGCTTGTTCAGGATCAGTGAATTTTTTTGCATCCTCCGACCCTCGACCAGCGGATTCGTCCTTGTATATCTGACCGTCGTGACCGAGCCAAAAGATCATAGACCCGTTATCTGAGATTGCTGTTCGAGATGATACAGCCGCGGAAAAAACAGAAGACGGGGCTTGCTCCACTCGGTATCCGGTATTCGCCTGATCAGCAGAGGGGGCGTATAGAACATGGCATCCTTTGTCGGTGTGCACAATTACCTGGTTCCCGTTAGATGTTAAAGCTGTTATCTGGCTCGCTTTGCTTGCCAAAATATCAACTGTGCTAAGCTTACCCGCTTTATTTGCCGGTGGTGTAAGCTCGGTAGAGTAAGGGGAGTCTACATTGGGGTTAGTCGATCCAGCAGGCTCCGAGACATAAATGGTTAAAGGTTTTTCTGGGTTACCCGCGGCAAATATAGTTTTATTCGGTCCTTGCACATAGTGCTTACAGTTAGGGAATCTTGACCATTCTTGGCGATAAAGTACCTCATCAGGAAAAACTGAAGCGGATCCACCTGGAGGACCTTTTCCTACATAGACTGCCTCAGCGGTTCCATCCCCCACCGCAAACTTCCTGTCACCTATTGGGGAAATGGCTCCGGTTTTCTGGTTGTGTACGATAGAGTCAGAAACGAGATAGTTAGCCCCGAAAGGTCCGACATCTGTATTTTCTGTAGATAGCACGGCGATGTCTGTAATCTGCCCGAGGCGGGATACAAACAGGAGTGAGTTTCCATTTCCGTCATCAGCAGCCGAAATCATATTATACTCTGTTTCAGAGAACATATCGACCTCACCTACCTCTTCCCACACGGGAGCAGAGCGCACGCCACCCGGCCCGTGTGGCAAGCAGCCTTCGATTGCACGAAGGGACCCGCGATCGGCGTCATCGCGATGCGACTCGATCCCGGTGAAGGATGGTATCCGGAAAAACCTCACCCTTTATTTGTACGCTTTTGTTTGTAAGGAAACAATCGGTTGAGCTTTTCCTGTCTGCGTTTACACGCTGAACATTGCTTTATTTTAAGGGCTTCAGTTACCTTTTTTACGGTATCACCCAGACCTTTAGATTTTTCTTTATCGCTCATATTTTTGTTATCACGATGTCATATTTCACATTTCCTAAACTTGTGGTGTTGTGTTGTGCGTCCCCGGTACTGGACCAGAAAGTAATCTGGGTAAAACACGGGCCTTCCGCCGTTATATTTCTTGTAGGTACATAGACTGACGACCCTGGGTCACTGCTGTCTTGGTCATCAAACTGCGAGGTTATTTCAAAAGAACCGTTAGAATAAACATAGCTATCGGATCCATTAGCATGCGTTAGGATAGTGCCCTCAAGATCTATAAGCTCATCGTTTACAGAAACCGACAGCTTATCATAACCGTAATTATAGGTTTCAATAATTCCTGTGATGTCCAATGTGTATTCACCAGGTGTACAACCAGGGTTAGCTATGAATATATCAGCCCGTTGAAGAGCGTTAGTTCCGGTCCCTACATCCAATAAAGTTATACTAGCAGAAGCACCTGTTTTGGACGAGGTAAATGATGTGGGGCCTGTAGCTCCTATGAAAGACCAATCCCCAAATCCATATTCGTCAAAGCATGACTCGTAAACTGGCAGAGACACAGAACTCCAGCCGCTTGGTGCGTTATAGTGTTCGAGCTGTTTTTTTACAGCGGTGTGAATTAACTTAGCCACGACTAAGTGCTAGGTTACGGTTTTGGGTTTTCTGTGAAATACGGGACATATATCGTACTGACGGATCCGGACTCACAAATTTCTAACTCTTTCCACCCATCAAACTCACCCACACTTGAGCCACCTGTCGTAGACCATGCTATAATAAATCTATCTGCGTGACCGTGAGTGGCAGTTATTTTTTCCGCTACAGAAGGATGGTTGTTGGGCATATTGTTAATTGTGAATTGTGCAGGTATATCGCCTTGAAACCCTCCATCGGGTTCTACACACAAACCAAAAAACATTTTACTATTAAAGATATCCTGATCTGATTTTTCAGTTTCATCCACACAGGTTAAAATCAAAAAATCGCCATGCATAACCTCAGGTTTCCCGTTATCCTCATCATCCCTGTATGTAACCGCCATACGCATCGCTACTTTTGCGTCATCGAGGCTTTGAATTAATGAGCATGTGTATTGAAATTCGACGGGTTCAATCCAGTGAAGTACCGGCTTTTTGTTGCCTCCAATTAATGCTTGAGAAGTGTCGTCCTCCACACTAGCTGGAGAGTCTAACTGAGAAACAACCTCTGTAAGATTGTTTAACTCTTCTTTTAGTCTAGTAATTTCCTCGGTGAGGTCGTCTAAGTTAGCACTTTCAAAATCCATCACCCGATGTAAGTTATTTCTATTTTCCAGATTCTTTTAGCGGTGCCGTTATTACTATAAGAGAAAATCGGGGTGATTTTAGATGTAGATGAGTTGATCCTGGTAGTGGAGCCGGTACTTCCCGTAGTCACCAAGTGGCTCCTCGTCCAAGAGATCGCTCCCCCAATCCTAGCGATATACTGGCCCTTATAAACACAGTAGCTAAAAGGGTTTCCGGGATCTTCTGTAAAATTAAAAACGAGCCTTCTTTTACTTTCTCGGGTTGCCACAGTTTGCTGAAGAGACCCGCCAGGTTGAATGGGGAACCTCAATCCTGTAGAAGCCCCAGTGCCCGTGACTTTAAAGACGGCATTTTTAAAAACCTTAGTTTCTGATATTTGCTGACGATCACGAGTTAGCATTTGGATATCCACATGCACAGTGTTGGGTGCATAGGAGCTGTCAGACCCTCCAGAAATAGAAACCAAGCTGTCCGGTAAAGACTCACCAACATGAAAAAAGTTTTTGGTTCGAGCTATGACTTTTGACTGATCTGACCCCCCACTAGAGCCGAAGTCGTCAATTATTAAGCCGTTATGGTCGAAGTCTATGACCGTCAAAGGTGTAGATTTTGAACCAGACCCTTTAGCGGTTCCCACGGTCCAATAAGGAGCGCCGTGAGTAATCCATTCAACATCCCATATATCTAATCCAGGCATATACTGAGAAACCGAAGCCCGCCCGGGGAGCCATTTACCCATATCCGAATTCCCTACATTGGATGTAAGGTAGTCGAAAAGAGACTGCTGCCCGCCGTTAATAGAAACTTGAGGGATTGAAGTAAAACCTGAATCGTTAGAGTAGTTATAAGTTATAGCGTTAGGCTCTGACACCTTACCGGGTGCGTAATCCCAAGGAGTGTACTCAGAAGAATAAGAGGTACTTTCTGAATTGTTTGGGTGCTTACCCCAGTTTGAGCCGTACCCGTGAACCGCGTCATCTGAACGAAGAACAGCATATTTACGATTCAACCTAATTAAATCATGTGACTGATTAGTGGACTCCGAGAAAAACTGATTTCGAAGCTGTATAAACTCTCTCGTCAGATAAGCACGATCCATATCCCCGGTTGCAGGGGCTATTTGTTGATTAACTAAATAGTGATCGGTGTATTCTGTGTCAGTGTCACCAACAGGTAAAAATAAAGGGTCGGCCGGGGAGTTTAGCTCTGCCTGATTTACGCGATCGCCTTCGACCACATACTTTCGTACAATTTTCTGGAATCCAAGTTGGTTGTCCTGCGATATTTGCGGACGGTTTAACTCCCGAATTGTCAGGTCTTTGGCCATTGGCTTAGAACCCAGGTCTCTTGGTCAATCTAAGAGAGCCTTTGTGTTTTTGGGGGCTTATCAGTGTTCTTAGTCTTTTTCTAGCCTCTTCCGCATTACGAACAAGAAGCTCACGGTTTGCACCGTTATAGCGGGGATCCGCCAGTAGCTTTGCCTGCGCAATAGGGAATAAAATATCCCAGACTAAATCAGCCGGTAGTCTGGGCTCATCAGCATCAGCGACGAGATCAGAAGGAACAACGTTTGCATACAGTTCTACCTGATACGCTTTATCTGGCACAGGGTAGAGATAGAAGCGGGGTACTACTTTCGTATCAGCTCCCTGATCGCGATTGTCTAAATAATACCAGATCGGTCTCCCTTTTTCCGGTTCGTTGTCCTTGTAGTGTGGGAAATTTAACCCTCTTCCCGAAGGTGCACGGAAATCGTAAGCAAAAATAGATCTCGCTTTGATTTCCGCTTCCGGTCCCGTCATGGGTGACAGAGGCCCCTCACCTACTAGCTCAGGTATTTTGTCAACGGATACAACATCTGGGGTTAGGTCTGCTCCTGCTTGATCGGCTAAAAAGTCTAGCGTGAAACCTTTCTGTGCCCACATAGGTCTTTTACCATCAATAGGTGAGTAACACTCACGGTATGCCTGGTTTACAAATATACCAACCCTGTCCTGATCTACTGGGGGGAGGTCTGCGAGAGAGTCCGCCCCAAGCATGGAAGCGAGCTGATCCCGCAATGCTAAATATGTAATCGCAGCCATTAAGCGATTTTATGCGGATACGACTTCTTTTTCTACCGGTTGCTTTTTCTTGGACTTAGAGGTGGGTCTAGCTTTAGATCCTGCGCTGACCTGTACCTCTTTCTCTAGCTCTGGCTCCGGCAGCCATACGGAGAAAAACATCGACTTATAAAGTTTTCCCTGCGTTCTAAAAATATCATCCACTTCCTTTTGATTCTTAGGCTCATAAGCGTAGTGCCTAATTTCTTTGTCCCATAAGAACTGATATCTCACTTGAGACATACCTTTAACACGAATAGCGGGAGTAGTTCCCATCTGATCTCTTTTTCCGATTATTATTATTTTCATGATATATATAAAAAGCCTCCCCCCAGCAATGCCGGGGAGAGGCCAGTTTTAGGGATTTGTGGGCAGGGGAAATGCCATCAAGCTTACGCTTGAGTAATGGAAAGACCAGGAACCTGACGAACAACTTCAACAAGTTGAACGGAAGGAACGCGGCCGCGGGTGTCCTTACGAGCTCCCATTCCGTAAACCGACTGAACGCCGACTGCGGAGAGGTGTGCTTCGTTTCCGGAGTTAGCGAAATCGTCGTAATGGAAGATTTGCTCACCGTAGATTTTTCCTTTTGCGTAGTACATCGCGTCTTTACCCATCGCCAATGCATACCCGATAGGAGTACCAAGAGCGTTGGCTTGTACGAACAATGCGCCAGCGGAGAATGAGTTTGATCCGTCAGCTTTAAGGTTTGCCATATTAGCAACATCAAAACCAGTTGCAGCATTAGCAACACGAGCTAAAGCACCACCGCTTATGTTGGAGAAATCTCCAGCAGTAGCAGCAGCAGCAGCGTCGTAAGAGTAAAGAGCAACGGTTCCGTCGGTGTCGATACCTAAGATGTAGTAGGTAACTCCAGCTTCTTCAACAAGGTCAGTACCGCCACCACCAGGGATGTCGATAAACGCTCCGCGGAAGTTAGCCATGAAATCTCCATTGGTATCTCCAATTAATGCACTTGCGTCAGCAACTGCTGAGTAAGCGTAGAAAGTAGGAAGAAGAGGAGAACCTTGGCGTCCACGAGCTGTGTCGATAAGAACGTTATGGTTAGCGATGATGTTGTTGTCCCACTTAGCGTATGAACCGTTGTACAACTTATTATTGTCACTTCTAGCGTCAGCTTGAGTGATTGCTTCTAAGTAGTCGGGGTCAGAACGGAGGGGGCGTAAGCAAGCGTCAGGAGCGAAGAACAAGTAACCAGGGATTTCTTGGTTGATGTCTCCACCAGTGCTCATAGGCTCACCGCCGTTAGCGATAAGAGCTTGTTTTGCTTCCTGGATGATGTCGGTGGAAAGACCGTCAACATATTTAAGGTCGCCGTTTGCGCCGGTTCCGTATCCGCTGATCAAGTTTCCGCCTGTGTTCAAGCAGATTTGACGAAGGGAGTATTGGATTTGGTCTTGCTCGGTGCGTGACATCCACTCGGACATAACCTCAGCAGAAAGCTGGTCGATGGTTTTACCGGTGAAGCGCATAAGCTTAAGGACTTGGGTCCAGGAGACAGCGTGACGGACAAGGTCAACTTCGATACTGAAAGTTCCGAAATCGAGGGTGTCAGTAGCGTTCTTGAGGATAGACTCCCCACGGACGCCTTGTCCACGAATTGGTGCAACAGTAGTGAATGTTACTTTGTCAGATCCGCCTGCGCTAAGATCGCGTTTTTCAGTGATTGGTTTACCGCTTCCTTCTCCGCCGATGAACTTGGCGAATACGTTTTTTTCGCGAGCATCGCGAGAAACGAGCTCGGACCAAAGGCGTGAGCGTAAGTCGGAATTACCGTCTCCTTTAAGAAGATCGCCGTATGACGTTGTGTTTGATAATAGATCCACATTGCCCAAGTTCGCACCGAAGGTGTCGGCTTGAGTTGGGACAACTGGAGGAGTTGAGAATTTTTCAGCCATTTTATTTAATTATTTATAGGGTTTTAGATTTCCCCGATTATCTTAAAGGTTGTGCTCCTCCAGGATTCCCAAGCAGGGCATATAAATCGTTATTGCTCATAGTGGGAACTTGTTGAAGTAAACCTTCGCGAGTTACAGGGGTGTTTACAGGTTGTGCGGCAGTTCCCGTCGTCAAGACCTTTGCCTGAGTTCCCATCTGTGGAGCCTGCGGCTGAGGAGCAACAGCTTGTGGCTGAGGTGCTTCCTGCGGTGCTGGAACTATAGATGCAAATTCATTGGCGAGTAATTCAGGCCATTTTGGCGAGTTGAAAACTGCTGCGTAGTCGGGGTCCGATTGAGCGTTCGCGACATAATCATCAAACTGTTTCCGATAAACAGACTGCTTATCAGATAGAGCGGGATAACGATCGTAAACTCTGTCTCGGCTTTCCATCGCTTTACTGCGATGGGTTTGATAAACCTGCTGCTCTCTTTCCTGCTCCATCTGCTGTTTACGGAGAGTTAAGTTTTGCAGTTGAAGCTCTTGTTTCATTATGTCCCTCTGGAGCCTAAGTGCTTCAGTGGTTTCAAGATCTTCCGCTGCTTTCTCAACTTTTCCTTCAAGCTCAAGAATGGTAGCGCGAATGTCGTCAGCCTGTTGATCTATGCCTGCGATTGGGTCGGGCTCGTTCGCCTCGACTTCATCCTGTGTGGGCGTTAAATTTTGATTTGAATTAGGGGTGGGAGCAGTTTCTTGTCCGTATATTACACGAGATGCATCGGCAAATGATCCGCTAAATCCTTCCGATCTGTAAAGATCTATGACTTGCTGATCTAGCTCGTTTCGAGGTCTAATCCTCCGCTTCCCGAGCTTTTCGTCCTCTGCTTCCTCAGCTTCCTCTGCCTCCTCTTGGCTTTCGACCTCCGGCTCTTGGCTTTCGGCTTGCGGCATAGGTTCCACGGCTTGGGTCTCCGGGATTTGCTCCTCGGCTACTGGCTCTGGATCCTGGGCTTGAGGCTCCTGCGTTATACCTAATGCACTGCGCAGTTCGTCGGTTGACGCCTGCTCAATGCTGAACTGTTCCTGTCCTGTTTCTTGCGGGGATTCAACCTCCGCGATTGATGTTTCCATAACGCGAAGATATACAATCGGTTACGCCAATGTAACCGGTTGGAAGAAATAAAATTACCCGTAAGTACCTTTACGAACAGGTTTCTTATCGCCTTTTTTGGCTTTATCTTTACCAAGGCAGGTGCCGAATTTAGCGCAAAGATTTTTTCTTGCAGGGTCGCATTTTTCGCAGTGTTTAAATTCTTTAGCCATCAGTCTTTGTGTTTAAGTGTTTGAATAAGTTTAGTGATCATATAGGCAGTCGTTGCTATACCGCAAACGATTGCAATTATATCACTCCACTGTCCCAAAGAAACAGTTGCTACAGTCCCCCCAAATCCAACAATCATAGGCGTATCACTCATTTTAAATTATCTGTTTTTAGTTTTTTGTTTACAAAATGTCTGCCGTACCAAAATTGAAAGATGAAATAGATTATCGAAGCCAAAGCGCCGAGCATCAGTACATCATAAATACCATCGATCGTCTTCTGGAACCACCCCTTGTGCTCATTTAAACCGAGTTCCACGATCTTTTTTACATCTCCGGAAGTTAAAGCTTCAACCTTTGCGACTGCTTCTTTTACTTCTTCTTCTGATTTTAAAACCTCCCCGCTAGCAGCTCCAGCAAATGCGCCAAGGGCCCCACCTCCAGGTCCTCCGACCAAGGCCCCTACTCCACCACCTACGGTTGCACCGGCAACAGGGTACAGCTTTTTAAAACTACATGACGATGATAGTAGTACAAGTATAGCGAGGACGATTTTCATTAGCGTAAAAAAAGGGGCCGGAGGAATTGCCTCCAGCCCCTTAAGAGATTCAATTTACAAGGCTCTTTGAATTATGCATTCAATGCAGATGTAAATTCTGCTAAAGAACCAAGGTTGTCAGCACCGATGAAAACATCATTAACTTTGATGTCCATAAGCTCAGCGGATGAGTCATCGCTGGAGATGTCGGTCGAAGATGCGGTTGCGCTAGTTTTGTAGCATACGAACTTGTCTTCACCTTCGTCGAATACCAATGCAACATTGTCCTCGGAGGATCCACGTTCCATGATAAGCCCAACGTCATTTCCGTTGTTAGCGCTGTCATTTGCTCCGTCATTGAGAAGCATGATCGAGTCTTTAACCTGGGAGTTAACAGTTTCAAGACTTGTGGTGGTACCTTGAACGGTAAGATTACCGGAAAGAACCAAGTCAGTACCGTTTACAGCACCGGTGAAGGTCGCGCCAGCAAGGTTAGCTTTTGCTGCGTCCAATGCGGAAACTGCTGCTGCACGAGTTGATGCTTCATTGGAAACTGCGGTTTGGCGATCAGTAACTTCTTGTGCGAGGTTTGCGGTAAGAACTCCTTCAGCAGCAATTGCACGGGTTTCTTCAGCGTCGATTTCGCCTTGAAGAGCGGTGTCTGCGGAAGCTCTGGTGCTTGCTTCAGAAGAAACAGCAGCGATACGAGCAGTTTCTTCGTCAGAAATAGCAGTAGCGTTAGCAGATTCTGCGGCTCTAGCGGTGGTAGCTTCAGCGTCGATGTTGCCTTGAAGAGTGGTGTCAGCAGCTGCACGAGCGGATGCTTCGTTAGAAACTGCGGTGGTACGATCAGAGATCTCAGTGTTGAGATTGCTGGTCAATACACCTTCTGCTGCGGTTGCGCGAGTTTCCTCATCGCTTATAGCGGTAGCATTAGCTGCTTCTGCTGCCCTAGCGGTTGATGCTTCGGTTGCGAGGTTTGTGGTAAGAGTGCTGTCAGCGGCTATACGTGCTGCTTCTTCGTCCGAGATTGCGGAATTAACTCCGTCGATCTTGGTTTTTACTGCACTACCGATTTGTGATAGAATATTAGACATAGTTTTGTATGTATTTTTGGGTTAGATTAATCTGGGTTAAAATAGAAAAGCCTGTGCTTCCCGTAAGGAGAATGATCGCCTATATTTAGCGGTTTCTCAATCGGTTGCCCGGTTTTACAACCGGTCGCACTGACCGCAAATGAGCGTTACTAATCGGTTATGGGTGCAAGAGAAAATCGATACCTATCTCCAAGACAAATCAGGGAGCGCATGGATGTTTCTGCTGGAACCATTAGACGCTGGGCGAAACAATATGGATGGGAGAGGAAAGAAATAAACGCGCGGGTCATAAGATATTTGGCGTCAGATGTAGAAAATAGTCTGGGGGTGTCCTTTGAGTAATTTAGCAAGCGCTATCGGGTCGGCGGTCAACTCTATACGGGGCCTTGTAAAAATTATAGATACCGAGAATAATATAAAATCTCGAAGCTCAGACCCTGCCGGATCCCTCGCATTAGGATCCGATACAAATAAATTATACATTCATGTCGGTTCAGGCTCATGGGTGGTTATAAATACCAGTCCTGCGTAAGCCCTTTTATTGAGGCTGTTACAAAAGGTAAAGACTCGGCAGTTAAACTGTCCACCCGGATATTAGCATCTCTTCGCGCAATCCTTGGGGTTTGGACCTCCTCATAAGGAAATATAAGATCGCGCACAAAATCATGCGCTCCGTTTTTCTTTAACCACTCCCAATATAAAGACCTTGTACCCTCCTCACATTCAAGGAGTACATCAAGCTGACGGAATACGGTTGCGTAAAGCGTTGTATCTCGGAATGCGCTGATTGAGGAAGGAGGCTCGCTTAAAGCTGCCTCTATCCTAAGAATCATGTTATTCTACAGGTAACTTCTCGGTCCAATTTTCGTTGGACAGGATTTCTAAAATTTCCGAATGCGAAAAGCTGGGCTTACCAACCAAAAAGCTAGGAGTCTCACCTTCATATTTAACAAATGTCTTATCTCCTGCTACATTGTACCTTAATGTATCGGTGGAAGTTTCTAGTACTTGGTTAAAGTCAACAGAAGATACTTCCGAAGCGTCAATGATTACGTAGTTTCTCATAGTTATTAGTAAGAACGGTTAGGAAGGAGTGTCAGAGGAGAAGGTTGGTCCATTGACGAGAGTACCGTCAGCACTTGAGCCTAATGATCCTTGGTTAGTGATGGTTGTTCCGGTCCCTCCGTCGTCATCGCCCATTCTCCACCAAATTTCTGGAGCCGTGCTTAGGTTGTTTAAATCTACAGCTCCTGCTCCACTGTTGTAGATGTTAGCAATATCACCTGAAGCATCACCTGACCAAAGAGCAAACTCGTCGATTCTACCGTCAAAAGGACGATAAATAGAGCCTGAACCAAATCGAGCACCTAAATGAAAACCGTTGCCGGCACTGGCTAAACTATCGGGTGCTGTGGGAGCAGTTGAAACTGAATTTCCTACTTTAACACCGTCTAACCATAAATCATACCCAGCGTTTCCGGGATTGGTTGAAGAGTTACTTACCCATGCAGTCATGACATGATGCCAACCACTTGCAAGCGATAATCCTGATCCTGTGTATCCAATGGCTCGCCACACACCGCTTTGTTTATATTGCATAGATATTAATTCGTTGGTCAACCCGGTTTGGCTACCAAGCACGATTCCGAAATGATAACCAACGGTGTTTAAAAGAACCTGACCTGTAGAAGTGGTTGTAATAACATCGTCATTATAGAACCACATTGAACAAGTTCCTAAAGTAGTTCCTACAGTTGGACCTGATACAATATCGTTTGTGCCGTCAAAGTCTACGCTGTAGGCGTTAGAGAAAGGTGCGGCTCCGGTGCCATCGGAATCTATATCGACCCAGGAGCTGCCGTTATAAACGATGAATTTATTTGTGCTTGTCTCGAAGTATGCCTTGCCCGCAACTGCGGATCCGGTGCTTCTGTCTGCGATTGTATCTATAGATGCCATGATCTTATAATTCCTCCATTGGAGAGGTCCAATTTTCGTTGGACAGGATTTTTAAAATTGCGTAACTTCTCATAATCAGTGAGCGTTGGCCAAGAATGTCAGTGTCAAGCATCGGCTTGGAACTCTTTCCACGCGGTTCCGTTATATACTAGAACGGCGTTATCACTGGCGCGGAGAACGACATCCCCCGTAATCGGGGTTAGCGCGTCAATCGCGGCTTGATCAGCGTAAATATTTATATCACTCATTATGCGTCGTTGTTATAGGTTTGCCATGCGGAACCATCAAAAATGTAGAGATCGTCAGTATCAGTTCCGTACATAATAGTACCTGCTGAATCACCGGACCGCGACCGGATGTTAGATTCTGTATCGCCGGATATATTTAAGGTGGCGATGATATCAAGGTAGTCAGATTTTACTGCCTCAATAGTGCTTTGCTGCCAGAAAGAACCGGTCCATATATAAATCAGGCTGGTGTCGCTGGTTACAGCAATTGTGCCTTTAGGGTCAGAGTCACGACCCAAAACATTAGCGGCGGTATCAAAAACAGTGACGGTTACATCAGCAGTTGTTGCAACAAAATCGCCGTAGTTTCCAATAGCGGTTTCAAGTGTGGTTACTTGGTTACTTGTAGCGACGTGGTTTGAAGCAGTAGGCTCAGGAACAATTAATGCCCCGGTCATGGTACCACCCGCGAGATTTAGCTTCTCTCCAAGCTTTCCTCCCAACGCGGTTCCTAATTCTGATAAAATACTCATATGGCGGTTTGGTAGTTAATAAGGTTAAGATGAATAATTAAATAAGATGCAGCCTGCATCAATCGGTTGGCGGCTTTTTTTTACTCACCATCCCCATTTAAGGCGGATAGAAAGGCGTCCACATCCAATTCGTCGGATACTTCCTTGAAAGAATTTAGCTCTTCCGGTGCATCCTGGATGACTTCGGAAACAGTTTCGGTATTGGACACGACCTGATTTTGTAAAGCCTCCATTTCCTGCTTTGTCATGAAGAGGTCAACGACGCGCCCTGTTGTACCGTTTGCATTGGTCACAGTATTAGGGTCGTCGTTTACGCCCGCGCTGTTGAATGCTTTAATATCTCCCATTATATAATGGTATATGGCTCTCCCGGCTGACGGCTTCGCAACGCATGTATTGCCCGACCATAAACAAGTCTGTACTATTAGAACTCATTAGGGAGTGTCAGAGGATATTGTTGTTGTGCTAGAGAACGGGACTGCGTGTGCTGTTCCATTAGTTCCGCGGTCTGTCACGTTAACAACAGTTCCGCCGTCTGAAAGCCCCTCAAGGTCCCCCATTCTCCACCAGTGAACGGGTTGGTTTGTTAGACTCATTAAATTAGCGGGCCCGTTTCCTCCATTGTATATCTCTGTAATCTCAGAAGACGCATCAACATCCCAGACGGCCACCTCGTCCATGTACCCAAGAAAATATTTTGAGTTACTACCACGAATCCCTATTTTTGTGCTTGCGCTAAAGTTAAGGCCGAAAGGTGCGCCCTTAATATCTGCTGTAACAAGCTGTCCGTTAAAGTAAATTTCAAAGCCAGCAATACTGGCGTCTACGCTCAAGCTATTAGTCCAGTGGAAGAATATATGGTGCCAGTCAGTTGATATTACACTGGGCATTCCGTTTACTCCCGGAGTTGCATATGTACCGCCAGCGTTGCCATGAATGCCTAAAATAGGATTAGTTTGTTGGTGCACTCCTGAAGCTGTAGTTATAGCCCCAAGACCTGGCTCGAAATTATAACCTGAAAACCCAAATAGCCCCTGCGAGGAAGAGCTAGCGGATATAGTAGCAGTAGGCTTTATCCAGAACGACATTGATTTAACAGCTGTTGTGGATGCGGACACAGTTAAGTAGTCGGTCGATGCATCAAACAATGTGCTAAATTCATTAAGGAATGTATTTGCGAGTCCAGAGCTTGCGTATTTCCTCCAGTCAGGAGTTACGGGTGTAGTATCCCAAACCCAAATTTCGGAGGAGTCGGTGTTAAAATATGCGTCACCGTTTGAGGCAGTTGCTTCAATGCTTGACGCTGTTGTACTGTTTATTGTTAAAAACTTACTCATTAGTTGTAGGGATTAAATATCTTCCAGTTTGTTCCGTCATATACATAGAATGCGCTACCATCGCTATTGAGCGCGTAGGTGCCAATGTCGTACCCTGTTAATGCCGCTATCTCTTGCTCAGTTCCTGGTGTTATCGAGGATGCAAAATTTAATGGACCGTTGTTTAGCCCGCTCGGACCTGCGGCTGGCGGCTGGAGGCTTGCGGCCATCGAGCTTGGGCCTGCGGCTGGTGCTAAAAGAGTAGCGGATAAATTACCTGGGCCAGAAGCCGGTGGGTTTGAGCTAGCGGATAAACCGCTTGGGCCTGCGGCTGGTGGGAGAAGGGTTGCGGTTAAATTACCCGGGCCTGCGGCTGGTGCTAGTTGGACGGAGGATAAAGAACTAGGGCCTGAGGCCGGGGGTATTACAATAACTGTACCCGACGAGCATATATCTTTTTCCTTAACTAACCCGACCTTGTTTAAGGAACGGTTGCACACCCAATCCGACCGTTCTGCGGTCTTTGCGGATTTCCCCCAGCGTGCAACGAAGGCCATTGGACCTGCGGGGTTAAACTGTTACTGAGCTAACAGCGAGGCTTGCTGAACCATCCCCAACCTTATACCCAGCAGCATTTTTAGCAGCTACACAGTAGTAGTAAGTTCCAGTAGCACTGACAGAATCTGGGCTTGTTGTACTTGATGCATCCCAGGCAAGACTTGCTTCTACAAGCCGCAGCTCTTGCGTACTAAGGGCCGCGCCGCCGTGAATAGCGTCCAAAGCAGTTTGAAAATCGGACTCGGTTGCTTTGATTGTAGCTGCAGTAGGTTCACAAACATAGACTTCTAAACTGTCCACATCACCGGGATCAGAAGTTAAAGCAGTCCAAGATAGTTGAATATTAGCCATAATATATAAAAGGTTAAAAGAATTACTGTAATACTACGGGTCTGAGGCCCTTCCCATCAACCGGTTGCAGGTCTTCTCACTTTAAAAAGCTCGGGGTGCTTTACTTTTCTATTTTTTGATTCGATCTTAAGCGTTTTCTCTGCGAGACCCATTGGCGATAAGCCTTCAAGTGCGTTAATGACGGCTTTGATAGCAATTGTTTCTTCCGCGGTCGTGTCTCGGTCAAGCATTTTTGCGAGGTACCGGGCACGTTCCTTTTGAAAACGTTTCTCAAGATGTAGAAAAGCTTCGTCATTTGTTAGCCTTTTAATATCGGCTAACTGATCGAATATTACGATATCACTCATAAATCAAGCGGCTGCTATAATGAAAGCAAGCAGTTCAGCGTAACGCACACCTCCAGTGAATATACCACTTTTTGTTCTAAAGTCTTTCATGTTATTTGTTTTCTAAAGTTTCTATGCGTGAGGCGAGGTCGTTGATTGTAGATTGCTGGGATTCGTTTTGAGATTTTAGTTGATCAATTATTTGTTGTTGT